CAGTATGTCTCTCGGCGCTATTATCAAGCGCCATAAGCGTACTCTTATTAACTTCCAGCAGTCCTTCCTCCTGCCCTTTGTAACCAAGGCTGCACACCGTTATATGCAGTTTGACCCCGAAAACTACCCCGTAGCGGATTATAAGTTTGTTGCTACGAGTACTTTGGGGATTATCGCTAGGGAATATGAGGTTTCGCAGTTGGTGCAACTGCTTCAGACAATGCAGCAGGACAGCCCTGCTTATTCAATACTGATGCAAAGCATTATTGAAAACATGAACCTGAATAACCGCGAGCAGTTGATTGCGGCTATGCAACAAGCGGCACAGCCCAACCCACAGGCTCAGCAGATGGCAATGATGGCGCAACAGGCGCAAGTAGCCCTGCAACAAAGCCAAACAGCGGCACTAAGCGGTCAGGCCGCAGAATCTCAGGCTCGCGCGCAAAAGCTGGCAGTTGAGGCCCAGCTAGCCCCACAAGAGCTTCAGATAGACGTTGTTAATGCTGTAACCAGAAACCTCAAAGAAGGTAATGAAGATGATAAAGAGTTTGAAAGAAGGCTCAAGGTTGCAGATAGACTTCTCAAGGAAACCGAGCTAAGGACTAAACAACAAAATGCTAATGACACAAACGGAACTCAACAACCTGTTCGGTCAGGTCAACGAAGCCTTCAAGAAGCAGACGGAGCAGTTGAACGACTTGAGGCAGCAATTAGACCAGCTTGAGGAAAGGCTTAATGGCTACGAAAAAAGATCCAAAACTGGCACGCGCGGGCGTAAGCGGGTACAACAAGCCGAAGCGAACCCCGAACCATCCGACCAAGAAGTTCGTGGTGGTAGCGAAGTCATTTCGGGCTAGGCACAAGTGTGATACAAACCCACCCAGTAAACTAACAGCAAGATATTGGTCCTGCAAAAAGTGGTGACAACAAATTTAGAGGACGTTTACCGCTTAAAAACTAAAGAATCTCTTGATATAGCGCATAAATATCACGGACTTTTAAAAAGAAAGTCGGATAAGGTGATAGTTATGTATTCTGGCGGGATGGATAGTATTTCGCTTGCTTGGAGCCTTCTTGAGCATACCTCGTTTGATGTCCATATACACTCAATTCACCTTGATAACTCCGAAGGTAGGATTAAGGCAGAAGGCCATGCAATTCAGCAAAGCATAGCGTGGATGCAGCAAAATCAACGCCCGTTTGAGTTTTCATCAAGTTTTTACTCGTATAAAGCTAAATATCCCGGTGGTCGAGACATGGCGTTGGCGTTGTTTCAAGCTGGTCGGGTTACTGCAACGATGTCTGAACCCGTAGCCGCAGTATTTACTGGCGACTACAACATGAGCAAAGAAGAAAGTGCCGAGGCATACAGCATTTTTTCTGCGCTATTTATTAATAAACAAACAAAGCCTGTATGGGTTGCGCCATTTGACTACATGAGCAAAGTTCCGCTTGAAAGAAGTCTGGGTGTTTACTTTGCTATGCCCCAAGAGTTGCGCAAAATGTATTGGTCGTGTAGAAAGCCTAAAGAGACTACCGAAGGGTTTTTAACTTGCGGATCGTGCCATGCTTGCAAGCGGCAGTATTCCTTGCAAAAAGCTATAAAGGAGGCAGAGAGTGAAGGTTAAAGCGCCAAAAGGCTATCATTGGATGAAAGATGGCAAAGAATACAAGCTGATGAAGAATCCACCTGGGGGATACAAGCCACACAAAGGCGCTTCTCAATCAGCAGATTTTAAGGTTCAAAAAGTCCATAAAGGCAAATAGGAGGCTGCTATGGGTTACGGAATGGGTGCGTATAAGTCTAAACCAGCTAAAAAGAAGAAGAAAAAAGCCAAGAAAAAGGCAAAGAAGTAATGCCTAAAGCTAAGTATTCTGCCAAACAAAAGAAGTTGGCTAGGGTTGCCCCGCCAAGGGACAAAATTACTGGTGCTGATTTGAAGAGGCTGAGAAAACGTGGCAAGAAAAAAAACTAAACCCAAGGCCAAGAAAAAAGGCTCTATACCCGATAATGTAAAGAACAAGGCTCTTTACTCTAGGGTTAAAGCCGCGGCCAAGCGTAAATTTGACGTATATCCTAGTGCTTACGCTAATGCGTGGCTGGTGCGGGAATACAAGAAGCGTGGCGGTACTTATGGCTAAGACCAAAGGTGGCTTAACCAAATGGTTTAAAGAAGATTGGGTAGATATTAAGACCGGCAAGAAGTGTGGCCGTAAGAAAGCCAAGGGTTCTAAGCGTCCATATCCTGCCTGTAGGCCCAAGGCTGTAGCTGCCAAGATGACTAAGGCAGAGAAAGAAGCCGCAAAGCGTAAGAAGAAAGGGCCAAAAGCTATTAAGTATGCGGTTACTGCATCTGGCAGAAGAAGGAAAAAGAAAGCCTGATGACTCGTGAAGATGAAAAGTATTACAACGATTACTTTGATTTATTTAGAAGCGATGGTTGGAAGCAGCTAACCGAAGAGTTGACACAGAACGCGGCGGCTATTAATAATGTCGCGTTAGTAAAAGACGCTGAAGACCTGTTTTTTAGGCAGGGTCAGCTAGAAGTATTGGTATATCTGTTGCAGTTTGAGGATTCAATCAACAACAGTTATGACGATTTGGTAGGAACAGATGATTAGGGTTTTTGACTTTAGGTGCGAAAACGGTCATTTGTTTGAAGAATTTGTAGACAGCACAACCACAACCACTAGGTGCGGTTGCGGCGCTGTAGCTACGAAGGTCGTTTCGGCGACTCCGTTTGTGCTAGATGGATCTACCGGGGATTTCCCTGGACGCCACATGAAGTGGGTACGCGAACATGAGGAAGCGGGACGAAGAGGAAGAGAAGCTCGTCGAGAGGCGGGCGAACTTTAAATATCTCCACAACCTTTGATAAGGCGGGGCTAAGTTAAGTGATGTCAAGAGCGACAATTATTGATGAGCGTCCAGATGAGGTGGACACCACAACACCGGAAGAGCCGGTCGTTGAAGCTGTTGAGGCCCCTGTAGAGGAACAACCTCAAGAGCCTGAAGTACCAGAAAAGTATCAAGGTAAGTCTGTTGAAGAATTAATACAGATGCACCAAGAGCTTGAAAAGTTTTCAGGCAAGCAGCGAAACGAAGTTGGCGAACTACGGCAAGTGGTTGACAACTACATCCAGACAGAACTCTCGGCTAAAGAAGCACCTGAGCAACAGCAAGTAGACGATAGCGAAGATGTTGATTTCTTTGTTGATCCTCAAAAAGCTGTGGATAGCCGTATTGCTAACCACCCCAAGATCAAAGAAGCGGAGGCTTACACTCAACAGGCAAAACAACAGGCCACTCTTGCACAGTTGAAGTCCAAACACCCAGAGATGGAAACGATACTGCAAGACCCTAAGTTTGCCGAGTGGATTAAGGGGTCAAAGGTTAGGACAAAGTTATTTGTGGATGCCGACCAACGGTATGACTATGACGCTGCGGATGAACTGTTTACGCTTTACAAAGAACGTAATCAGGTTGTCCAACAGACTGCTAACGCAGAACTGGCGGCTCGTAAGAATACTGTGAAGTCTGCAAACACTGGTAACGCTCGCGGTTCCGCAGAAGGGTCAAGGAAGAAAGTTTATCGTCGTGCTGACATTATTAAACTTATTAAGACCGACCCAGAGCGTTATCAAAGTCTTTCAGATGAAATTCTAAAAGCATACGCCGAGGGTCGAGTTAAATAGCCTTAAAGGAGACTTATCATGGCTACAGCAACTTATCCCGGCGCGTCAGGTAATACCGCCTTAACAGAAGCGGCAACATTTGTACCAGAAATCTGGTCAGATGAGATTATTGCTTCTTATCAAAAGAACTTGAAGATGGCTCCCCTTGTCAAGCGTATTGCTATGAATGGCAAGAAGGGTGACGTTATTCATATTCCTAAGCCTACTCGTGGTGATGCCAATGCTAAGGCGGCTGATACTGCGGTAACGATCATTGCCAACACTGAGTCAGAGCTGCAGGTTACTATCAACCGGCACTTTGAATACTCACGTCTGATTGAGGACATCGTAGAGGTTCAAGCACTTGGATCTTTGCGTCAGTTCTATACTGAAGACGCTGGTTATTCTCTGGCTGTACAGGTTGACAATGACCTTCATGCGGCTGGTACTGGTTTTGGTGATGGTGGCGCTGTTGTATTTAGCCCTGCTGCTACTGACTACCAGCACACTGGTTGTTTCTTCAACGATAACGGCACTACCACTCAGTACACTGATGACACTCTGGTAGCTGGTGATGAGTTCACGGATGCGTTTTTCCGCGACATGATTCAGAAGCTGGATGACAACAACGTACCAATGGAAGGTCGTAACCTGATCGTTCCTCCCGCAACGCGCAAAGCGATTATGGGTATCGATCGGTATGTATCATCAGACTTTGTTTCTGGTGGTACAGTCAACAGTGGCTTGATCGGCAACCTGTATGGCGTAGATGTTTACGTTTCTGCAAACTGCCGAACAATCGAGGCTGCGGCTGACAACACTGCGTCTAGCGTTGACACTCGTGCCGCGATGCTATTTCACACTGAAGCAGTCGTTATGGCAGAGCAACTTGCTGTACGTTCGCAGACTCAGTACAAGCAAGAGTACCTGTCTACTCTGTACACCGCAGACACCCTTTACGGTGTCCAGGTGTATCGTCCTGAAGCTGGATTTGTTCTGGCAGTACCATCTGCCTAATCCAAACGGGGGCTTCGGCCCCCTTTCTTCTTTTCAGGCTGGGAACTACCAATGGCTAACTACACTAAGACTACTGACTTTGCGGCTAAAGACACGCTTCCTGGTGGCGATACCAACAAGGTTGTTCGCGGCTCAGAGTTTGAAACAGAATTTGATGCTATATCGAC